GGGGCCGTGCGCCTGGCTGTGATGTACGCCGAGCAGATCGACGCCGCGTGGGCCGAGGGCCCGGACGGTGAACCGCTCGGTGAGCCCGACCAGGTGATGGCGGCGCTGGGCCCGAAGCTGCTGGCCGTCCTGGAGTCGCTCGGGGCCACGCCGGCCGGCCGGGCGAAACAGCTGAAGATGCCGGGGGCCCCGAGTGGCGCGCTCACCGCGTTCCGCAAGCAAGCCGGCTGAGGTCAAGGGGTGTGAGGTCCCGCGCGTCTGGACCCGGCCCCTCCGGCCCCTGACCCGGCGCACGTCGCTGGGGTTCCAGGCCATCGACTTCTGCGAGCAGGTGCTGCTCATGAAGTTGCTGCCCTGGCAGAAGTGGTGGCTGATCCATGCCTTCGAGGTCGTGGGCCCGATCGGTGACGGCAACTTCCGGTACCGCACGCTGCTGACCCTGGTCGGCCGGCAGTCCGGGAAGACCACGCTGCTGAAGGCCGTCAGCTTGTGGCTGATGTTCACCGGTCGTGTCCGGTTGGTCCTCGGTGCTGCTCAGTCGCTCGACATCGCCCGCGAATCGTGGGCCGGGGCCGTCGACATGGCCGAGGCCGATCCCGAGATGCGCCTGGAGATCGCCCCGAACGGGATCCGCCGGACGAACGGCGAGCAGTGCCTGACCCTGGTATCGGGGGCCCGGTACCGGATCACGGCGGCCACCCGGTCGGCCGGTCGTGGCCTGTCGGTGGACCTGCTGATTCTGGACGAGTTGCGCGAGCACCGTGACTTCCTGGCCTGGGCTGCGCTGTCCAAGACGACGATGGCCCGGCCGAACGGCATCACCATCGCCATCAGCAACGCCGGTGACGACTACTCGGTGGTGCTCAACCAGCTGCGGGACTCGGCCACCGCGGGCAACTCGGTCGAGCTCGGGATCTTCGAGTGGTCGGCCCCGGACGGCTGCGCGATCGACGACGAGCAGGCGTGGGCCCAGGGTTCGCCGGGCCTGGGCTACACCATCGGCCTGGACGCGATCCGGCAGGCGCTCGCCACCGACCCGCCCGGGGTGTTCCGGACCGAGGTGCTGTGCCAGAAGGTCGGCTCGGTCGACTCACCGGTGCCTGCCCCGGCGTGGGCCTCGTGCGGTGACCCGGCCGGGGCCGGGGTGTCGATCCTGAAGAACATCCACTTCTGTCTCGACGTCGCACCGGATGCCACCCACGCCACGCTCGCTGCCGCCGGCATCGGCGAGGACGGCAAGGTGCACGTCGGGATCGTCACCGCCTGGACGGACGTCGGCCAGGTCCGCAACGACCTGCCGGGCCTGATCGAGGAGCACAAGCCCAAGACCCTCGGGTGGTTCCCGGGCGGCCCGGCTGCTGCGCTCATGGCCGACCTGCGGCTGCTGCGCTCGGTCCGGAAGGTGCCCCTGAAGACCGAGGTGGTTCCGGCGGTGTGCCAGGGCCTGGCCGAGCAGGTCATCAGCCGCCAGCTGGTGCACGGCGAGGACCCGCTGATGACTGCTCACGTCACCGGCTCGGGCCGGGTGCCTTCGGGTGACGGCTGGAGGTTCAGCCGCAAGGGCGGCAACGCGGATGCGGCCTACGCCTCGGCCGGCGCGGTGCACCTGGCCCGGACGGTCGTGGCGCTGTCGGCCAAGACGGTCCGCCGGTCCCGGGCCTCTGCTTAAAGGCGTGGGCGTACGTTACGCTGCGCACATGGGATTCTTCGATCGTTGGCGAGCGGTGCGTGACGTGGCCAACGCGCCGACGTTCGACGCGCACCAGATCGGCACCGGTGAGATCGATCCGGCCGTGTTCGGCCTGACCTCCTACGCCGACACCATCGCCCCGGCCCCGCGCGTCTCCCGGCGAGAGGCCATCCAGGTGCCCGCGGTGAAGCGGGGCCGTGACCTGATCTGCGGGACGATCGGGCCCCTGCCGTTCCGGATGCTCGACACCGACAACGTGGCGACCGTCAGCACCCTGCTGGCCCAGCCCGAGCGCAACGTGGCCCGAGCGGTCACGATGGCCCGGCTGGTCGAGGACCTGCTGTTCGAGTCGGTGGCGTGGTGGAGGGTGACCGAGCGGGACTACCGGGGGTATCCGTCCAAGGTGGTCCGGCTGCTGCCCCGCACGGTCAACCAGCAGCAGAACGGCAAGACGTACGTGGCGGCGGACGGCAACTCCCAGGGCAACAGCTGGGTGTACGTGGAAGACCGCGACCTGATCCGGTTCGACTCGCTGACTGACGGCATCCTGGACGCCGGTGCTCGTGCGATCCGTACCTACCTGAAGCTGGCCACCACGGCCGACCGGTACGCCGACGAGCCGATGCCCTCGGGCTACTTCCAGGCCCGTCAGGCCGACGTCGACCCGGACACCGACGACGTGGAGGAGGCGCTCGACGAATGGGCGGCCGACCGCCGTACCCGCTCCACCGGCTACGTCCCGCCGGCCCTGGAGTACAAGGTCGTGCAGTTCAGCCCCGAGCAGCTGCAGATGTCGGACTCCCGGCAGGCCGCGGTTGTGGAGATCGGCCGGGTGATGGGCATCGACCCCGAGGACCTGGGCGTCAGCACGACCAGCCGCACCTACCAGAACAGCCAGGACCGCCGGTTGTCGATGATCAACGACGTCCTGGGGATGTACGTGGCGGCCATCGCCGAGCGCCTGTCGATGGGCGACCTGACCCCGAGGGGCTACCGGGTGGTGGCCGACTTCAACGGGTTCCTGAAGGCCGACGACAAGACCCGCCTGGAGACGTACGCGATCGGCGTAGGCTTGGGGCTATACGATCGTCACGGGATCGCCGAGCGCGAGGGCATCCCGGACCCCGTGTTCGACATGCCGGCGCAGACCCCGGCCCAACCCGCGATCGAGGCGAGCATGACCCCGAGCTCCACCACCTTCGACGCCGCGCCCGGGGTGTTCGGGTTCGACACCGACGAGCAGCGCAACGCCTTCGAGGTCGACCGGGAGTCGCGGACGATCTTCGGCCTGGCCGTCCCGTACGGGGTCGCGGCCAAGAAGAACGGGCACCGGTTCCAGTTCAGCCGGGGCTCGCTCACCTACCCCGAGGTGTCGCGGGTCAAGCTGCTCATGCAGCACGACCGCTCCCAGGCCGTGGGCAAGGCCGTCGAGTTCACCGACTCGCCCGAGGGCCTCTGGGTGAAGTTCCAGGTGGCCCGGGGCCCCGAGGGTGACCGGGCCCTGACCCTGGCCGAGGACGGCGTGTTCGACGGCCTGTCGATCGGCCTGCGCGACGGCGGCAAGTTCAGCCGGCGCGAGGGCATCAACCACTCGGTCTCCAACGAGATCGCCGAAATCAGCCTGACGCCGGACCCGGCGTTCAGTGACGCTCGTGTCTCAGCCGTCGCGGCCGAGGCGGACAGCAGGAAGGACGCTCCGATGGGCGACCAGGACAAGACCACCGAGCCGGTCACCGAATCGGCACCGACCTTCGACATGGACAGCGTGATTGCTGCTCTGGGCGAGAAGTTCGAGATGACCCCGAAGCCCGCCGCCGGCCCCGAGGTGATCGCCCCGGCGACCAGCGCGGCGACCTTCGACGTGACCGAGGAGTCCCCCTACCGGTTCGACCGGGGCGGCAACCTGAAGTCGGGCAAGTTCGACTTCAGCACCGACCTGATCGACGGCCTGCGCAACGGCAACCGGGAGGCCCTCGACCGGGCCCTGGGGTTCGCCCAGGAGAACCTGACGTTCGACGTCGACATGGCCGACGCTGCCTCGCTCAACCCGAGCATCCAGCGCCCGGACCTGTACGTGGACCGGCGGGCCTTCAAGTACCCGCTGCTCGACGCGACCCGGGCGGGCACCCTGTCCGACCGGACGCCGTTCGTCATCCCGAAGTACAGCTCCAGCTCGGGCCTGGTCGCGGCTCACACCGAGGGTGTGGAGCCGACCCCCGGCACGTTCGTGGCGACCAGCCAGACGGTCACCCCCGGTGCGCTGTCCGGCAAGGTCGAGATCACCCGCGAGCTGTGGGACCAGGGCGGTAACCCGCAGGCGTCCGGCCTCATCTGGAACAAGATGGAGCAGGCGTACTACGAGGCGGCCGAGGCCAAGGTGGTCGCGGCGATGGTTGCCGAGGCCGGCAACATCACCGACATCGCGCTGACCGCGGGTGGCGGCACGGACGGTCAGACCCTCTCGGCCGAGCTGGGCCAGGCGTTCGCTGCGCTGCAGTATGTCCGGGGCGGGTTCGCGTTCGACTACCTGGCCGCTCAGATCGACCTGTTCCAGCACATCGTCGGGGCCAAGGACACCACCAAGCGGCCCCTGTTCCCGATCTACGGGCCGACGAACGCCAACGGCACCGCCGAGCCGAAGCTGGCCGGCGTCAACGTCTACGGCGTCCAGGCCAACCCGGCGTGGGCCCTGGCGGCCACCGGTGCAGTCGTGGCGAACAGCTGGCTGTTCGACCGGCAGTCGGTCCGCACCTGGCTCTCGGCTCCCGAGCGGCTCACCTTCGAGTACCGGGTGGCCTACGTCGACCTGGCCATCTGGGGCTACCAGGTCGCGGCCGTGCTCGACACCGCCGGTGTCCGGCAGATCACCTACGACCCGGTGGCGTAGTCCCCACCTGACTCCGGTCCGGCCGCTGGGAGCCACCCCCGGCGGCCGGCCCGGCCCCCACTACCAGAAGGGCACGACACGATGGCTTCCAAGCCTCAGTTCGCCTCGCCGGCCCCGGCCGACGTGACCCCCGACCCGGCCCCGGTGAAGGCCCCCGAGGCCAAGCCGGTGCTGTTCCTGTCCGAGGGCGTGCGCAACGACCTGATCCTGTACGGCACCACCATCGACCCCCTGACGGGCCGCACGCTGACCCGCGACGACCTGCCGAAGTGAGGTGAGCAGCAGTGGCAGTCATTGACGACCTGAAGGCGTACCTGGGTGGCTCTGCTGCTGCCTACACCGACCCGGTGCTGCTCGACGCCATCGCCACCGAGACGGCCGCCCAGGCCCGCAAGGTGAAGGCCGTGCACCTGGTCACCCCGACCGACGACCTGGCCGAGGCCCTGCTGCGGCGGTGCGCTCGTAACCTGGCCGTCCGGGTCCTGCCCCTGGGCATGACCGAGGCGTCCGGAGACGGTGACTCCCGGGCCTACCTGCCGGGCTCGGACCCCGAGGTCCGCCGCCTGGAGGGCCCCTACCGAAGGTTGACGTTCGGATGATCACCGCAGTCCGCCAGGAGTTCGCCGACGCGCTGTCGGCGGTCGAGGGGCTCACCGGCCACGCCGAGACGCCGGTGGTGATGGCGGTCGGCACCGCCTGGTCGAGGTGGACCGGCCTGGAGGCCCAGGGCACCCCGGGCCTGTTCGCCACCGCCTGGCAGGTGCTCATCATCACCGGCGGCACCCCGGCCCAGGCCGAGACGTATCTGAACGAGAAGCTGTCGGATATCCTCGACGCTATACAGCCCGTCGCCTGGGTGACCAGCGCGACACCTACCCAGATCGACACACCGAGCGGCACCCTCTACGGGCTCGCCGTCACAGCAGTGAGGGAGTAGCCACAATGGCGGCATACGGCGGAGCTTTCGTCATGCGTGACGCGCTCGTGATCTTCGACGAGACCGAGTTCCAGAACCAGGTGACCAAGGCCCGGCTGGTCCCGGACCAGAACATCCAGACGCTGCGGACCCTCGTGCCGGACGGCACGATCACCGACGTCGACTCGGCGATGTGGACCCTGGAGCTGTCCGGCGTCCAGGATTGGGAGACGACCGGCCTGGCCAAGTACCTGCACACCCACGCCGGCGAGCTGGTCGAGGTGACCATCGCCCCGAAGAACGCGACCGGCAAGCAGCAGGCCGTGTGCACCGTCCGGGTGATCGAACCGCCGTTCGGTGGGGATCAGGGCGCGTTCGCGATCATCGAGCTGGAGTTGCCTGTGCAGGGCCAGCCGGTGTTCAGCGCCATCCCGGCGTAAGTCCAAGCAAGACAACAACTCTCAGGAAGAGGTACGCAAGGTGGCTGCTACCAGGTTCGAGCTGGAGGTGTGGACCGAGGGTCAGGACGAACCTGCCCAGGTCCGCGCCGACCAGCGGGACATCACCGCATTCGAGGCCGCGTCCAAGATCGGGTTCACCCGGGCGATGGACGAACAGCCGATCACGTTCTTCCGGTACATCGCCTGGCACGCTCTGCGCCGCACCGGCCAGATCGACGTCAAGACCGCCCTGGCCGACTGGTCCGACCGCACCGAATCGGTGGACCCGGTGGAGGACGAGCCGACCCCCGTGGACCCTGGGAACACGGCAGCGCCCGACGAAACCTCGTCAATCTCGCACTGACGATCAGGTTGCCGCTGTCGGAACTCCTGACCTGGGAGCCCGAGGACATCGCTACTGCACTGGAATGGCTGGAGGATCGGGCAGACGCCATCAAGGACGCTGAGAAAGGCAGGTGAACGGCCGTGGACATCGAAGCGCGTGGCGCTGCTGGCATCGCTGAGGTGGCCGCGGCCGTTCGTCGTCTGGGCTCGTCCCGGGTGATCGTCAACAACATGGCCAAGGAGATCCGCCGGGCCGTCCCGCCGATCCGGGGCGCGATCCGCACGAACGCCGTGGCCTACCTGCCGGCGCGGGGCGGGTTCGGTAAGTGGGTGGCCAAGGGGAAGATCACCGCCCGGATCAGCCGGTCCGCCCGGTCGGCCGGCGTCACGATCGTGGACGGCCGCAACTCCCAGAACAAGCGGACGGACATGAAGCGGATCAACGCCGGGTCGACCCGGCACAAGACGTTCGGCCGGCCACCGTGGCACCCGCAGACGGTCCGGTCCGGATTCTTCGACGACGCGATCACCGACGAGGGTGCAGCCGCGTTCCGGGCCGCTGTCGACGTGGCCGTGGTGAACGCCATCAATGAGGTGATCGGCAATGGCTAACAGCCGTGACGTAGAAATCGACATCGTTGGGAACGACCGGACCCGGGCCGCTACCCAGTCCGCCAGCCGCAACCTGCGCCAGCTGGAGGGCGACACCCGGTCGTTCGGCCGGACGGCGCTGGTCGGTGTCCAGGCCCTGAGCAAGTGGGTCAGCATCGTCTCGACGGCCGGGGCCACCGCGATCCCGGCCGCCGCTGCTGCTGCCAAGTTCGCCGTGGCGGTCGGCAAGGTCACCGCCCAGGTCGCACCGGCCGCCGCCGCGCTGCTGCCCCTAGCCGCCGGTGCCGTGCTGGTGAAGAAGACCCTGACCGCGGCCGGTCCCGCCATGCTCGCCGCGATCGAGCCGGTGACCAAGGCGTGGGAACAGCAGACCGTCGTCATCGGCGAGCTGTCGTCCAAGGGGCTGAAGCCTCTGGCCGCTGATTTCGTCAAGCTGAACATGCCGGCGGTGAACCGGGCCACCGAGTCGATCGCCCGCTCGACGAACAAGGTCACCCGCGAGTACCTGAAGTGGATCAACACCACGTCCGGCCAGAAGGTCATCAACCGGATCAGCTCGGACACGGCGGCCACGTTCAAGCGCCTGGCCCCGACCGTGGGAGCCGTGGCCAAGTCGGTGACCGAGCTCGCCGGCCGGGCCTCCTCGACGTCGTTCGAGAATTTCGGCGATGCGGCCGAGGCGGTGCTGAAGAAGATCAAGCGGGTGGTCGACGGGATCAGCGCGGCCGACGTCCGGGACGCCTTCACCAAGTTGCGTGACCTGGGCCGCGACCTGGGCGCTGGGCTGCGGAAGGTGGGGGACGCCGCGAAGTGGCTCGGTGACCACTCGGACGACCTGCTGAAGTTCGCCGATGCGCTCGCCGTCGCCGGGATCGTCGCCGGTATCGCGGCCGGCCCGGTCGGGTGGATCTACGCCCTGATTGCTGCTGCTGGTCTGCTGTTCCGGCATTGGGACAAGATCAAGCCGGTATTCGACCGGGTAGGCCAGGCGCTGAAAGGCGCGGGCGATAAGTTCGGTTCCCTGAAGCAGCCATTGAATGCGGCCAAGGGATTCATTAACGACGTCAAAGCCGGATTCAAGGATTTCGTCGACAAGGTAAAGCCATCGGTCGGTCCGGCAATTGACCGGATCAAGGATGCGTGGATCCGGATGCAGCCATACATCAGCCTGGTGATCACCGTGCTGGGCAAGCTCATCAAGAAGCTGCTGCAGGTCGCTGGTCCGGTGGTTGGCCAGATCATCACCGGCGTGTCGTTCCTGATCGAGGCGTTCAGCTACGTGGCCGAGGCCGTCACCGAGATGGCCGCGACGATCCTGGAGAAGTTCGCCAGCATCGTCGGCCCGATCGCCAAGCTGGCCAAGAAGATGCACCTTCCCTACGCCAAGGAACTCGGGGCGATGGCGGGTGACGCCAAGAACGCGGCGGCCAAGATCCGGTCGAACCTCGCCCAGGCCAAGAGCGACCTGGCCCAGCGTGAGGTCGAGCGGCTGCAGAAGCGGATCAACTCGCTGCGGGGCAAGAAGGTGAAGACCGAGGCGGACAAGGCCGAGATCAACCGCTCTATCGCCAAGATCGCCGAGCTGCAGAAGAAGATCCGCAATACCCAGGGCAAGAGCGTGAACGTGCGGGTAACCACGACCTTCTACCAGAAGGGCAAGGCCCCCGGTTCGTACGGCAACGGCCTCGGTGTCCTCCTGGACGGCGGCAGCAGCTGGTCCAACACGGACGGCGGTGCCCAGTACCGGGCGGCCGGTGCCCAGCCGATCATCAACGTGGGCGAGACGATGGTGGACTCCCGCGTCTATATCGACGGGGCTATGATCGACTCCAGGACGCGGGCAACTGTCCGTGATGCCTCAGACCGCTCGGCTTACCGGGCCCGGATCGGACGGCGGTAGGCCATGAGCGTGCCCATCACGAAGCCCACCGTGGGTGCCAGCAACGGCACCTGGGGCACCGAGGCGAACGCGGTATTCGACGCGCTCAACGCGGCCGACTACTTCGCGTACAAGACGGCCGATACCAGCCGGGCATCCACGGCCGCGCTCGCCGATGACAACCACCTGGTGACCGCGAGCCTGCCGGTCGGCACCTACGTGGTGAACGGGCTCTATGTCGTCTCGGGCATCCTGGCCGGGTCGTTCCGCTCGGCCTGGGCCAGCGCAGGAACGGCCACAGGGTTCCGTGCCGGCTCCGGCCCGAGCCTGCGGACCACCGACGCGACCGGCGCAGGAACGGCGGCCGTCACGGTCGGCGTGAACCGGGCTGCTGCGGCCGGCGGGACCAACACCACGATGACCAGCGCGGCCCAGTACGGCACGGACGGCGCTTCCTGGTCGATGATCCAGGAGTCCGGGGTGGTCGTGGTGACCGTGGCCGGCGCGCTCAAGATGCAGTGGGGTCAGAGTTCGTCGAACGCCACCGCCACCATCCTCCGAGCGGGCTCGTACCTCTGGGCCCGTCAAGTCGCCTAGGAAGGGCCCAGCTCGATGGAGTTTTTCGACCAGACCGCGAACACCACGGAAGTCGTCTACCAGGTGACGTTCTTCGACGCCCAGGGCAACCAGGTGGGGACCACGCCGTTCGCCGGTTCGACCACGCCGTGGACCGGGGCCAGTGTGGCGACCGAGGTCCAGGCCCTGGAACTCCTGGACCGGATCGTCTGGGACTACTTCGGGCAGATCGCCGTGCTGGACGGCCAGGACCACATCACGGTCACCCGCCGGTTCCGGTTCGACGCCGCGGGCTACTCCGAGTCGTCCGACGTTCCTGCACCGCCCGCACCCGAGATCGAGGAGTAACCGATGGGCCTCTACGGCGCTGGCCCGTACGGCGCGGGGGCCTACGGAGTCACTACCCAGCTCACCCTGACGGCGCTGGACACCTACCCCCCACGCGTCTCCCTGGCCGCCTCTGGGCTCTACGACGGGGCCACCGTCACCATCTACCGGACCGCCGCCGGTTCGGGCGACAGGACGGCCGTGAGGGGCGCTGAGGGGCGGATTGTCACGACCGATGCCCTGCTGGTCGAGGACGCCGAAGCCCCGTTCGGGCTGCTGCTGACCTACACCCTGGAAGTCGACGGGGTGGACATCGACCAGGAGACGCTCACCCTCGTCCTGGACAAGGTGGCGCTGTCCGACGCGATCAACGGGAACGCGGCCGAGGTCGTGGTGACCGCCTGGCC